AGAACACTTTTAGCAGGTGCAGGTGTAAATAGTATTTCTATTAGTGGTTCAGGCGTATTCACAGATGATGCAGGTGAAGTTGCAGTAAGGGCGGCATTTCAAGCACAACAAAATACATCTGATGGTACTAACACACAAACCCCTGCTTTTGAAACATTTGAATTTACAATACCAGACTTGGGTACTTATACAGGAGCATTTCAAATTACATCTTTAGAATATGCGGGTGAATATAATGGTGAAGCTACTTACTCAATGTCTTTTGAGTCAGCAGATTACATTACATTTGCATAATGCTACAAGAAGTAAAAGTACAAGTAGGTGACGAGTCTATAAGGGGTGCTTTATATAAAGGCGAATTACTTATAAAAAATGTTATTGAAGTTGGTGAAACTATTAATGTTGATGGTAAAGAAAGAAAGGTTTTAGCATCAAGATTAGATACTAGAGATAATTTATTAAGAATAAATCTTGCAGAAGCAAGTAAACCTAAAAAGGAGAAGAAGTCAGATGGCAAACAAACTAAAGGGTGAAACCACTATAAATTTAGCAGGTAAGGATTATAAAACTAGACTTACTATAGACGCGATAATTCAAATAGAAGATTCGTGTGATTGTGGAATAATAAAATTAGCTACAAGAATGGCAGAAGCAGATATAAGAATGTCTGAAGTCATAAATGTGTTACTACCTGCCCTAAGAGGTGGTGGTAATGATTTTCAAAGAAAAGATGTAGTTAAAATAGTACAAAATGCAGGAATAGTTAAAGCAACAGCCGCAGTTGCTAACTTGATTGCACAATCTCTAACTGATGATTCAGAGGAAGAAGCAGACGAGGGAAAGCAAAAACAGGGGGATTAACTAGTGATTCCCTACCCATCAAACGCTTTTTTTCAATTTGTGTTGGCATGATGGGTATGTCTCCTAACGATTTTTGGCAATCTAGCCCAAAAGAAGTCTATATGGCTATAGATGGATTCAAAGAATTTAATGGTGGTTCAGAAGATAAAGAAAAGCCTATGACCAGTGATCGTCTTAGCGAATTAATGGAGTTATATCCTGATGAGTAAACCTATAGATGAACTAGTAATTCAAATTAGAGCCGATACTAAAAAACTACAAAAAGACTTAGATCAAATAAAAGGAAAGCTTAACACCACAGGTGCTGTAGGTGGTGCGGCTTTTGGTGCAGTAGGTGGTGCATCAGGTGCTTTAGCAGGAAGCCTTAAAAAATTAGCAGGTCCTGCGGCAATAGGTGCTGTTCTATTAGGAATAAAAGAATTAGGTACATTTGCCGCTAGATCAGGAATGGAGTTTGAAGATTTAAAAGATTCTCTTGATACAGTATTTGGTTCAGTAGAAGCAGGTGATAAACAATTTGATAGAATTTTAAGATTTTCACAAACAACACCTTTCCAAATAGATACAGTTACTAAAGCATTTATTGGTTTAGGTTCAGTTGGTATAGAACCAACTACAAGAATGATGCAGACATTCGCTGATGCCGCTTCTGTTGCAGTAGATCAACAGGGTGCATTTGAAGCCATGGTAAGGGTTGTTCAAAGAGCAGAAGCAGGTGCGTTAGGTTTAGTTGAATTAAATATGTTAGCCGATAGGGGTATTGATGTATTTAAAGGTCTTAAAGAAGAATTAGGTCTATCTAGAATGGAATTAACTGCATTTGGTCAAACAACAGGTGGAGCACAGGTTATTGTTGAAGCTTTAGTAAATGTATTAGAAAAGCAATTTGGCGGAGCAATGGTTTCTAAAATGGATAACCTATCTGTTGCTGTATCAAATATGGCAATAGCTTTTAAAACTTTAGGTAATGAAGTATTTGAAAGTGGTCTTGGTGCAATGCTAAAAGGTTTTGTAATTTCAACAACAGATTTAATTAATAAACTATCAATACTTATAGCAAAATCTAGAGGAGCAGGAATAGGTATAGAATTACAGTCTCCAAATATTACAACTGATATGGATTTTGAAGAAATGCAATCAGAGAGAGTGAGGGTTGCAAAAGCTAATATACAAAAAATTAGAGACGAAATGGCTAGTTTAAGAGATTTAACAGAAGAAGATAGAGGTTTCTTAGATAATACTATATCAAAATTTGCTCAATCAAATTCAGCAAGTATGCCCATTGCACTTTTTAAAAAAATGATAGTACTGTTTACAGATGCAGGTATGAGTGCAGAAGAAGCAAGTCAACTTGTTACTAATTTAAATAAAGCCTTGGCAGATGAAAGCAATGCATTAAGAGATGCTTCAAAGAGTCAAAAACAATTAACACAAGAGCAGAAAGAAGCAATACTTAATGAAAGTAAAAGAGTACAAGTATTTGGTATGCTAGAAAAATCTTTAATTGATGCAAAAGGTACAACTGATTTATTTGCTAACGCACAAACACAATTAAAACAAATTTTTGAAGAAAATAGTGATTTTCTTAAAGAAAATGGAATACCTGATTCAGATGCTTTGGGTGTTGCACTTAAAGATTTAGGTATAGAGTTAAATAATACTAGTGAAGGTGTTAAAGAACTTACTGTAGAAGAAAAAAAACTTGTTGATGCCTTTTCTTTTGTAAGGAGTAAAGTTGCTTCGCTTATAACAGAAACAGATCAATATGCTTTTGCTAATGAAAATTTAGCTTTAATTTTAGAGCAAAATAAAGATGCATTTGCTGTTTTAGGAATTGAAACCCTACCACAACTACAACAAGCACTTGCAGACACTAAAGATGCTACAGAAGATGTTAAAGATGTATTAGGAGATGAACTAAAACAGGCTGTAATTAACACTTCTAATTCATTTACTACAGATTTTGTGAATAGCTTGTTGGATGGTCAAAACGGACTAGAAAGCTTTAAATCATTTGCTAGAAGCATGGTCTCACAAATCATAGCTATATTTATGCAGTTAGCTGTAGTAAATAAGATCATTAATAGTATTTTTAATTTAACAGGTGATGATGCTTTAAATACAATTGATTTGTTTGGAGGTGGTAAGACACCAAAAGTAAGCACAGGTGGTGGTGGTGTGGGTATGAGACTAGCAGGTGGTGGAACTATACAAGGTGGTACGCCTACTTTAGTTGGTGAAAGAGGTGCTGAAATATTTGTACCTAATACTGGTGGCACTATTATGAATAATATGAATACCAAAAATGCTATGGGTGGAGGTACACCAGTAAACATATATCAAACAGTTAATTTTGCAACAGGCATAGTACCTACTGTAAGGGCAGAGGTTACAAAGATGATGCCACAGATAGCAGATGTAACTAAAGCGGCAGTACAAGAGTCAGCAATGCGTGGTGGTAACTTTAGAAGGAGTTTAGTAGGTGGGTAAATTAGTAACAATGCCAAATACTCCTAATTTTGTTAGAAGTAATTTTAAACTAGTAAGAACTATAGGAACTGTAGCTTCTCCATATACAGGTAAACTTAGAACACAGGAATATGACGGTGTATTTTGGGAAGCGGTTGTAAGCCTTCCACCTATGCGTAGAGATGTAGCTAAAAATTGGCAATCTTTTCTTTTAGAATGTAATGGAATGGTTAATCAGTTTAAATTTGCAGACCCTGATGCCTTGCTTAATCAAGGTACATACAATACAGATGATTTAAAAGCAAAAAACAGAATTAACCAAACAGCTAATATAGAATTAGATTTTTCATCAGCAAATACTATAACAGCACCTAGTAACACTACACCTTTTGCAAATGCTCTAGTAGGTGATTTTATTTCTGTTACAGGTTCACAATATCCTGAAAACAATGGAACACATAAAATAACTGCAAAAGCTAATTCTTATACCGTTACCGTACAACCTGAAAATACAATCAATTTAATTACAGATGCAGATAGACCTGCATGTACTATAAAATCTAATCAAAAAGGTTCTACAGGTCTAAATTTATCTTCAAGCAGTAATAGTGCTACAGGTACTATAAAAAAAGGTGATTATTTACAGATTACAAGTAGTTCTACAGCAGGTGCTAATCCTGTTCAATATGTAATGGTTACAGAAGATGCAACTCTTAATGTAAATGCAGGTGAAGATACTTATGGAGTTAAGATACAACCTAAATTAAGAACTGCTATCACAGAAAATCATCTAATAAGGTTTGCATCACCAAAAGGTATGTTTAGATTAACAACAAAAGATGTAGATTGGGATGCAGATAATATATCTAACTATGGAATATCTTTTTCATGTATTGAGGTAGTTTAAATGTCAAATAGAGGTGGTATAGATAGTGATATCGTCAAATATCTAGAATCTGATCACCAAGTTTTATTTTTAGCAGTAAAAGCTGAATTTGACACAGATACCTTATATGTTTGGAGTGGTGATTACGATTTATCTCTTGATGGCAATACTTATACTGGTGCAGGTACTCTTTTAAGCATATCTAATATAGAAGATACTTTAGAATTAAAATCTAGTGGTTTATCTGTTGCATTAGCAGGTATGGATTCCACAGTTCTAGATTTAGCACTTACCGAAAACTATCAAAATAGATTTATTACAGTGTATCTAGGATACCTTTCAGGTGGCACAGACACCGTTGCAGGTACTATGACTTTGTTCAAAGGTCGTATGCAATCAATGACCATTAATGATGACCCTAATGGCTCTACAATAAGTGTAGATGCAGAAAATAGGCTTATAGACTTACAAAGACCATCTAACCTTAGATATACAAAAGAATCACAACAAGGAATATCTGCAGGTGACACTTGTTTTGATAGAGTGCAATCTTTGCAAGATAAAGAAATTATATGGGGAAGATCATCTTCTAATTCAGGTGGTGGTGGTAGCAATCGTGGAAATGATAGTATAAGGGATACTAGACAAAGATAATGAAAAAAAAAGATGATTGGCAGTTATTATTTGATGAATTTATAGAAACGAATAGACTTAAGGGTTTTAAATGGGGTTCATGGGATTGTTGCAAGTTTTCTAATGCCTGTATAAAAGCTATAACTGGTGAAGATTTAATACCTAAAGAGCTTTCATGGAAAAACGAAAAGGAAGCTATGAAATCTATAAAAGAATATGGGGGAACACTAGCAAAAAGTATCGCTAAAGCATGTAAGATTAAAGGAGTTGTAGAAATAGATAAAGCATACATGCAAAAGGGTGATCTAGTGGTATATAAAGAAGAATCTGAGTTAGTAGGCATTACAGACGGTTGTAAAGTTATA